ACATTTTCGTTAAAATTGGGTACACCAGGTTTTTTAGATTACCGCACTTATATTTTTAGAATTTATAAAGTAAGTAATCGTAAAAAAGGTGCGGAAAGAAACGAGACATATGTTTTGTCCGGTGTTTCTCAAGAGGTTATTAATAATCACCGACTGTCGGTAAAGAAATCCTATAAGGATTTAACAGCAGATGTAATCACAAGAAATATCTACGATGAGTTTCTTAAGCCAACTGAGGCTGAACATTATATTGTAAAAAAGAAAAATCTAAAAGTTCAAGATAGTTTACAAAATTTAAATCTTAATTTTCCAGGTGAAAAACCATTTACGGCAATTAATATGGCAGCCAGAGAAGGTAGGATAAAGTCAGGATCAAATCTCAGCACATATAATTTTGCAGGTAAATTTAATACGTCAGAAACTTTAAACGATAATAGTGAGGCATCTAATTTTGTATTTTATGAATCATATGATGGTTGGAATTTCAGAACCATTGATAGTCTCATGCAAGGTGAAGTATTTGAAAAGTTTTATTTGAGTGAGGCATCCACCGAAAAGCCACTCACAGAGGGTGGTGATGTAATCCACCCGCGGCAACTCATTGAAGATGTGCGAGTTTTAAAACAGGTCGATACAATTGAAAATATTGAGAATGGTTTATACAGCCATGATATTGAAACGATTGATCCGATTCTAAAAAAGTTTACCGAAGTTACATTTACTTATGATACAGATGCAGAAAATTTCTCACACTTGGAAAAGAAACCTAACGAGAAATTATATGCAAAAAATTCTGTATTTAAGAAGGTATCAAAATCGTCCTACAAATATTTTATACCATCTAATATTGGTGATCCACGTCAGGTGACATATGTAAAAGAAAAAGTATATGATCCATTCTTTGCTAATACAGCAATTGAAACAGATCAGCAAATTAGAAACCCTCGTAAACTGCATGAGTTTTTATCATATGATGTTTTATCTCGAGTTCAATTAAACAATATTGTAATCGAGGTTACAGTTCCAGGAAATAGTGATCTTGAGGTTGGGCAAATAGTAGAACTTACACTGCCTCAGAATACAGAAGTGCAGGAATATTTACGAAGAACAAATTTACTTTATAACAAAAGGTTTTTTGTGACCGCTGTACGTCATACAATCAATGTCCAGGATATGTCCTTTTATACCACTATGGAATGTGTGAAAGACGTTTATGGCAAAAAAGTTGAAGAAGAATCTAGAGAACCTTTACCACCATTGGATGATGTTTAATGCTTAATATGGGAACACAATTTACTTGGTGGATGGGTGTCGTCGAGGATCGGAACGATCCTCTGCAATTGGGACGTTGTCGTGTGAGGTGTTACGGCTTTCATTCCCAGAGCAAAGGTGATACACCAACAGATAACTTACCATGGGCGCAACCAATCCAAGCTATTACGTCTGCAGCAATGGGTGATGTCGGTCAATCGGCAACCGGGCTCGTTGAAGGTTCGTGGGTTGTTGGTTTCTTTTTGGATGGTGAAGAGGCACAAAGACCTGTGATTATGGGTTCCATTGCCGGCATACCAACTGAACAAGGCAATCCAAATCTTGGATTCAATGATCCAAACCCAAGACCAGATGATCCAAATACTTCAATTTATCCACGAGGTACAGTTACAAACGAGACTGCAAGACCTGATACAAATAGACTTGCCAGAAATGATAGTCATCCCATGTTATCAGCAAAGGACACTTCAGCCACATTGGAAGTTCCTATTGCCAACCAAGATCCGAATACTGTATTTTGGAACGAGAGAAAAACCACCGATCTGACAAGTAAAGAAGTTGCTAGATATAATACCTCTTATCCAAAGAATCATGTATACGAGAGTGAGTCCGGTCATATTAAAGAGGTAGATGACACTACAGATGCCGAACGATTGCAGGAATATCATCGCGCCGGCACCTATGCTGAAATAGATGCTGATGGTACTAAATCGACTCGAGTGGTAGCAAATAACTACGTTGTCATTGCTGGATCTGATTATGTGAATATTAAAGGCAGCTGTCATGTAACGATTGACAGTAATTGTTTTACTTATATTAAAGGCAATTGGGATATTCAAGTTGATGGTAATAAGACAGTGGTTGTAAAAGGAAATCATACTGAGACTGTTTCTGGTACTCAAACATCAAACGTGACGAAAGCGGTTACGGAAAATTATGGTGCAACCCAGGATACTACTGCAGGCGGCGATATTACAATTATCGGCGGACCTAACATCTATCTAAACGAGTAAGAAAATGACAATACCAGTACATAGACATGGTGATGCAAGAATTTGCGGCGCAACCACAATCGTCAGTGGACAAAGCACTGTGTTTGCAAATGGACAACTTGTATCAGTCGATGGTGATCCTAATTCACATGGTGGTGGTGCGTTAAATGCAAGTGCAAAGAATGTTTACTGCGAAGGTATTCTAGTTGTCAACCATACTGCCGATACGGCTGCACCTGATGCTCTTTGCCCGATTCCACCACATTGTGGTCCATCGACGGCGGCAGGTTCACCAAATGTCTTTACACCAGATGGCTAATTTCATTATAAATAATAAAAAAATAAGAGTAGAATCATGGCAAATACCAGATTGCAATCTGAAATCGAACAAGAAATTTTTAGAGATATACCTCTAAATCTGACAGTTCATCCTGTGACTGGTAATCTAAAGGTATTGACTAATGCTGAGTCAATTAAACAGAGCGTAAAAAATATAGTACTCACAAATTTTTATGAAAGACCATATAATCCAGAATTTGGTGGAGATATTTTATCTCAACTTTTTGAAAATATGGATCCAATTACCGAGTATAATATTTCAAAGAATATCAGGGTATCGTTAGAAAACTATGAACCTCGAGCAATTGTTGACGATATTATCACGACTGTTTATGATGATCAAAATGCTCTTACCGTAAAAATAAAATTTAGCGTTCAAACCATACCAGAACCGCTAGAGGTTAACGTATTGTTAGAGAGAGTTCGATAATGGCTGCAAACTCCACCATCAGTGTCACTGAATTAGATTTTGATGATATTAAATCATCATTAAAAACATATCTGCGCCAGCAGCCTGAATTTTTAGATTTTAATTTTGAAGGTTCGGCAATCAGTCTCCTTTTGGATCTCTTGTCCTATAATACATATCAAAATGCATTTTATACCAGCATGGTTGGCAATGAAATGTTTCTTGACTCAGCCCAGTTAAGAGATAGTGTTGTTTCAAGAGCAAAGATGCTAAATTATACGCCACGTTCGGCACGAGGTGCAAACACTCAGTTTACTCTCACTGTGGTTCCAGATGATTCACCAGCATCAGTAACAGTAGCAAAAGACACTGAATGGCAGGCAACAGTTGATGGTCAAACACTCAAATTCGTAACACCTGAAGCTTATACATTATCCTCAGACGATAATTATAGTGGTAACATTACAGTTGTAGAAGGTGTTCCATTAACACACCGATTTACGATTGATAACATTGAAACAGAAAAATTTAAATTAGAAAATGAAGATATTGATACAACTTCTATTACAGTAGATGTACAGGAATCAGTCAGTGATTCATCATCTACCCGTTATAATCTTGCAAATGATATTACTGAAGTTCAGGCAAATTCAGCTGTATTCTTTTTACAGGAAATTGAAAATAATTATTATGAGATTTATTTTGGTGATGATGTTCTTGGTAAGAAACCACAAAACGGAAATATTGTTGTAGTAAATTATAGAGTGTGCAACGGTACTCTGGGCAATGATATTTCGACATTTACTGATCCATCGTCAGTTGGTGGATATTCAAATTTTAGTAAAACGGTAAGTGCTGCATCATCCGGTGGTGCTTCTGTTGAATCAAATGAATCAGTAAAATTTAATGCTCCTAAAAATTACGAGACCCAAAATAGAGCTGTACTTACCAACGATTACAAAAGAATTATTTTAAGAGATAATGGTGATCTGTCATCGGTAAGTGTTTGGGGTGGAGAGGAAAATAATCCTCCAATTTATGGCAAGGTATACATTTCAGTAAAACCTACCAATGGTACAACAATTTCATCTACTCGTAAAACGCAGATTAAAACAGATCTGAAAAAATATAACGTATTAAGTATTGATCCAGAATTTGTTGATGCAACGTATCTGTATATCATTCCTACGATTACCGCAAGATTCGATGATACAGCAACAACTTTAAGCGCTGGTGCAGTTCAGCAAAAAGTATTAAATGCAATTACATCGTTTGAAACAAACAATCTTGGGACGTTCGATAATACAAGGTTCAGATATTCAAGATTTGTAAATGCAATTGATGGTGCCGATTCATCAATTGTCGGTAATGAAACAACGATTGAAATCGAAAAAAGATTTAATCCAAGTACAAGCATCACATCAACTTATAATATTTCATTCGGTAATGCATTGCACAATCCACACGCTGGCCATAGATATGCAATTCGTTCCAGTTCCTTTATTAAGGATGGAAGAACAAGTTATTTAGATGATGATGGCAATGGCAATGTTAGAATTTATTATATTACAGGCGGATCGACAAGAACATATACTAATACTTCTGCCGGTACCGTAGATTATGACACAGGTCTTGTAACCTTAAACTCATTTTCCTTAACATCATACACTGGTGATCATTTGAGTATTTTTGCCGATACTGCAGAAAATGATGTAATAGCATCAAGAAATCAAATCCTATTAATTTCGGGAGCAGGTGTCACTCTGCTTGATGATGTGACTAATGTGGTTGCAGCTACCACCGTAACTGCTACTACATCCGGTGTCACTACCACATCAATTGATCCTGGTCTCTATCCGATTGTTTACTAATGTCAACTGATAAAAAAATATCAAATATTATTGATAATCAATTACCATTTTACGTTCGTGACGATGGTCCAGTATTTGCTGCATTTCTTAAATCATATTATGAGTGGATGGAGCAGGCAAATAATGCTATTGAGGTCAGTAAGAATTTATTAAATTATCAGGATATTGATAACACCTATGACAAATATCTCGAGTATTTCCATAGAGAAATTTTAGGATCAATTCCACGATCCACTCTTGCCGATAGACAAAAGTTGGCAAAACATATTAAGGATGTTTATAGAGCAAGAGGTTCTGAATCATCCTATCAGCTTTTATTCCGTATCCTATATAATGAAGAAATTGAATTCTATTATCCGGGTGAGGATATTCTTAGAGCATCGGATGGTCGATGGGTATTAGAAAGTTCGGTTCGCGTTTCCGCACCTCGTGCCGGAGCTGTTTCATTATTTGAAAATAAAAATATTGTCGGTCAAACAAGCGGTGCTACAGCCCGTGTTGATAAAATTGTACAGTCGATTTCGAGTGGTATTATCGTTGATGAAATCTTTTTGCTTGATATTATTGGTACTTTCCAGGATAATGAAAAAATCCAACTCGAAGGTGATGCTACGGTATTTGCCACCATTATTAGTGCAACCGGCCCACTACAAAGTGTATCAGTAACATATGGTGGTGCCTTTCATCAGGTAGATGATGTTGTAACATATGCATCAGCATCAGGGTCCGGTGCAAACGGTGCCGTAACAGAAGTTGCTGGTGATAGTGCCATTCAGTGGTATTTGGATGATGGTGGATCTGGTTATACACTCGGAGCCCAGATTGTCATTACCGGTGGATCAGGGACCGGAACTGAATTTACAATTGATACACTTTCTGATACCGAAGTCTTAAATCTGAACCAGGATTTAATTGAGCCTATGGCAAGTGTTGTGATTAATACTGGCCCAACCTTTGTCTCACTTGGCGCAAATACAGCATCAGTATCAGCAAATCTTGCCATTGCAAATGTAAGCACACCACTCAATGCTGCATTAAATTTTCAAAATACTACTGTTGGTACAATTTCATCCATCACCACAACTAATTACGGTACTGGATATTCAACCGTACCAACCGCCACAATTACCGAACCATTGGTTGCAAGTCTTTTATTACCGGATGGATCTGGTGGCAGTAAAGGTCAAAATGCTGTTGTTCATGCCAATAATGTTCCTGGATCTATTGTTTCCGCAAGTGTGGTTAATTTTGGTGCCGACTTCAGTAGATATGATCCAATAACAATTACAAATATCACAAGAGCTGGAACAGCTGATGCTCTTGCAAATCCAAATGTTTCAGGTGTTGTGAACTATTCAGGCAAATATATTGACACAAAGGGTTGGTTATCCTATAACAATAAACTACAGGATAATTTCTATTATCAGGAATTCTCGTACGAGATTGAATCTGAACAATCAACAAATGCATACCGTAAATTAGTACAGGATATTTTACATCCAGCCGGTACTAAAATGTTCGGTAGAATTCGATCATTTACGGATATTGACATCACAATTCCAACAATAGATTATGAATCCTCGGTTACAGATAGAATTCAACTTGATCTCGAGACAATTGCAACTACACCAGTTGTAACTATGAATACACATACCAGATTGCTCACCCTAGGTACTGGTGGTATGGATGTCACTAATGATTCATTTAATGTCACGGGTAATAATTCATCGACATTTACCACTGAATTGGCTGGTAATACCGCAATTCTTATTGTTGGTACTACAGCAAATGGTATGTACTTTGCCAATACAATTTCGAATAACACAGTGATGACATTACATACCGCATATGAACAGAGTACGACAACCAATGCTGTATTCTATTATGTTTCAAATACCTCAGCTTAGAATTATAAATAAAACAAAATGGATGTATAAAGGGCGAAATTAAATGCCAGGACTAGTTACTAGAAAGTTCCGTCAGCATAATGCAGAACAGTTTTATGAGGCATTCACTGAAGCTGCCTTAACCAGAATGTATCTATTTGTTTCCCGTGTGACCGCATGGGCAGACGATAATGATCCACCAGCTCCAGTTGACTCGATCCAGCACACAGAATTTGATTTCTGGAGAGAGATGATTGCGGCAAAGAAACTTCAGACCTCCGACATTTCATATGCCGCGCCTCGATATAATTGGACAAGTGGTAAGGTATATCGTGAGTATGATATTGCTAATGCATCACTCTTTTCAGAACCAGCAAGTTCAAATACCTTCTACATTGTAAGTAGTAGTTATAACGTATATAAATGTTTGTTTAATAATAAAGGCGCGGCATCTACTGTCGAGCCAACAGGTACATCTACATCCACTCTTGTTACAGCTGATGGTTATCGTTGGAAGTTCCTGTATACTATCGGTTCAGGTGAAGCTCTAAAATTCCTATCGACAAATTGGATCCCAGTTAAAACACTCTCAGCCGATGATGGTTCGGCTCAGTGGGACGTACAACAGGCGGCCTCAAATGGCGCTATCGAAGTTGTTGATGTATTTGCTGGCGGTTCTGGTTATCTTACAAATACCGGTACTCTTGCTGCCGTTGCTGATGGTGACACCATGACACTTGCAGCTACGGCTAATACGACCGATAATATCTATAATGGCTCAGCACTTTATATTACATCTGGTCTCGGTTCGGGTCAGGTTAGAGAAATTACTGACTATAATGGAGCAACCAAAGTTGTACAGTTGGCAACTATCTTTGGTACAACACCAAACACATCTTCAACTTATGTAGTGTCACCATATATTACATTTACTGGTGATGGTACTGGGGCAACTGCTTATGCCAATGTAACGTCAGGCGCAGTAAATTATATTAATATTATTTCAAGTGGATCAAACTATTCACAAGCAAATGTTGTTATCAGTGCAAACAGTTCACATGGTACAGGTGCAAGCGCAAATGCATACATTACACCACCAGGTGGCCACGGTTCAGATCCAATTTCAGAACTAGCAGCGCATAATGTGGTTCTCAATGTTCAGTTAAGTGGCTCAGAATCTAATACATTCCCAACTACAAATGATTTCAGAACATTAGGTCTAGTCAAGGATCCATTACTTAATGTTGGTGGTACTGCAGCAAATGGTACATCATATGATCAGACAACTCAATTAGCAGTAACATCTGTTAGTGGTTCTGGAGCATTTACGCTCGATGAAACAGTTCGTGGTGGTACGTCTGGTGCTACTGGTAAGTTGGTGAGCTTTGCAAATACAAATGCTGCTAATACAGCTGGTACAGTTCGCGTAATTGATTCAAAATCTAACGGTACATTTACCACAACTGAAACGCTTACGGGACTCACAAGCGGTATTACAGCAACACTTGGTACAATCACATACGGTGTTCTCAAACCTTATTTCGGTGATATTGTATATGTTGAAAATAGAGCACCTATTTCACGTGCCGCAGATCAAATCGAAGATATTAAACTAGTAGTGAAGTTCTAGGGATTTCAAAGAATGGCAATTGCAAATACAGCATCTCTTACAACAGACTTTAATGTAGATCCTTATTACGATGATTTTGAGGAAGGTAAAAACTTCCATAGAATCCTATATCGTCCAGGTCTGGCAGTTCAGGCACGCGAACTTACTCAGATGCAGACAATTCAGCAGAATCAGCTTGATAGATTCGCTGAACATGTTTTTGTTGAAGGCAGTACTGTTCGTGGTTTGGAGATGAATTATGACAGGAATATTGATTATGTTAAAATTAGAGATGCTGATCAAAACGGTGCTACAGTAAATGCCGCCGCATTCGTCGGATCTCTTATTACTGGTGGTACCACCGGTATGACGGCAATTGTCTATGATTCACTTGATGGTACAGAAACTGATACAAATACGAAAACACTTTATATTAAATATCAGAATTCAGGCGCAAATAATACCACACAAAAATTTGCAAGTGCGGAAGTACTTACATCAAATACATCTCTTTCTGCAAATGTTATCACCGGTACAGCCAGTGTTGTTGCTAACAGGGCAGCAAGAGTTACAATGGGTACCGGTGTCATTTATGCCAAGGATCATTTTATTAGAGTTGCTGAACAATCATTAGTAATTGGTAGATATTCAGCCTCACCGACTGTAAAGGTTGGATATGATATTACGGAATCAATTGTAACATCAGCATCTGATTCTACTCTGTTGGATCCTGCTCAAGGTTCATATAACTATGCCGCGCCTGGTGCAAATAGATTAAAACTGACCGCTACGCTGGTGTCGAAGGAAATTTCTGATACCGCAACATCTAATTTTATTGAAAAATTTAGAACAAAATCTGGTCAAGTTGAATTTAATGGCGAAAAGCCAATGTATTCAATTCTTAATGAATACATTGCTCGTCGGACATCTGATGAATCAGGAGATTATTTGGTTCGAGGCCTCGATGTTCGATTGAGAGAACATCTTGCGTCGGGTACAAATCAAGGTGTTTATACAGCTGCCAATGGTGGTGATGTTAATAAATTATCTGCTGATGTTGGACCTGGTAAGGCATATGTAAAAGGATTTGAAGTAGAAAATCATATCACAAATCATATTGATGTTGATAAGGGTACAGATTATGAATCAGTGGAAGCTTTGCCTATTCCTGCAAATTATGGTAATTATACAGTTGTAGATAATGTCGTAGGCACCTGGGATCTGAATGGTCACGATCGTGTTGAATTATACGACACAAAAATGAATGCAATTGCAAATAATTCTATTTCTTCACTCACACCTCGTGGTACAAAGATTGGAGAGGCTCGTGTTCGTGCTGTAGAATATGCATCTGGAACAAAGGGTGATGCGGCTGGACGCTATAATCTATATCTTTATGATATTAATATGACTGCAAATAACTTTAGTTATGTCAGGTCAGTCTATTATAATGATTCAACTCATGATGGTTTTGCTGATACGGTATTAACCGGTGGTAATGCTGTTATCAACGACACAACTTTCAACAGATCCATTTTTGCAATTCCTGCAAATAATATTAAAACATTAAGAGATACTGGCGGATCCATTGATAACACATATAGATTCCTAAAGGAATTTGGATCACTTAGTATTGCCACAAACGGAACTGTGACTATTACAACGGGTGCAGCTGATGAGGTATTTCCTTTCTCGACCGGCGCTTTAAATAGTACACAGGAAAGAGAAAATTTCTATGTGGTAATGCGAGGCACAGCAAACAGTGCAAGTCCTGTTGATACTGGTGGTGCAAGAGTTGCTGGTTCAAATACAATTACTGGTCTTACATCTGTTACCACAAAATATAATATTGGTGATATTCTACAACTTCAAGGTGAAGCAAACACCTATGTTGTTTCAAATCTCAATAGCTCGACATCAGTAAATGTGTATGGACCTGGTGAAGGTGGCGTTCTGTCAGGTGCAACTGTATTTAAACAGTTTGTTCCTGGTCAGGTTATTTCTCTTAATGGTGTTGGCGGTGATGCATCTGATCGTACAGTCACTATTAATTCCACCACTTCAGCAACTATTGATATTCAGGAAACACTAGGTTCTACAATAGATGCATCAGTGTATTGTGAATTACAAAAAACTGATGGTCAAGAAATTGCCAAAACAATTAATAAGAATCGTTTTGTAGAAATTAATGTCTCGGATTCTGGTACAACTGCTGGTCCATGGAATCTTGGTCTCTCTGATGGTCATAAACTACGAGAAGTAAGACTTAAAACTGGTAATAGTTTCTTCACTACAACGTCGGAAGGCACTGATGTAACCTCCGATTTTGAACTTGATACCGGTATGCGTGATAATTTCTACGATCACTCAAAACTTAAATTAAAATCTACATCAAGCAGAACGGTTGCAAATGGTGACATTTATCTTGTAAAGTTTGATTATTTCGTTCACGATACATCTTCTGGTGTCGGATATTTCTCAGTTGATTCATATTCAATTGATGATGCAAATACAGC